GAAACTACCTTCGATGGTATAAGGAGAAAGGTTTTTGATAATATTGTTTTTTCTGAAAATATCAGAAATACTATTACCAAAACTTAGTGAACTATATGACATCTATTTTTATTTTATAAATAGATGAATTTGAAATTTATGATCTACCTTTCCTCTTTTCATTAATTCTTTCAAACTCTTCGGAAAGTTCTCTTATCATAAATTTTCTTTCATAAACGGGCATCATTTGTAAATCTTGGTAAGTTATAGCAGTATTCCTTACCAAGTAGTAGAATTCTTTCAGTTGTATTTGCTTATATTCAGAAGAAAGGACGAAAAAATTCAGCCCCAAAGGATACATTGATCTGTACCTCTTCTCCTGACGGGGCTAAAATTGTTTGTTTAAGGTCTAGTCTCGGTTCCAAATTGTCCAACTCATTTCTCAAAAATTTGGAGTCAGCGATTGGTAACATACTTACAAATCTTGAAATATCACTTCTATCTTCATTTCCATCAACAGAAACAATATTCATCTCCAATCTTTTTGTTACTATTGGAGCAACCATACCATTAGGATAGGAATCTCTTATTTTCCTCAAAGAAAATTGGTCACCCAAAGTTAACAATTTTACTTTCACTTCGTTTCCCGCCTTTGGAAGTTTGATGGTATAGTGACCATTTTGATCCGGTTCTTTTTCTAATTTCTTGAAATTTAGTTCATCCAAATTAATATCCGTTTCAAAAACCTGTTTTGTCTTGGGGTCAGTTGTTTTAATTTTGTATTGTGGACCAAATGCCGTGTTTCTCAAAAAAACCAATATGGCTTCCGCATCACCTTCTAAAAGTTGTTCAGGTTGGATATCAGGTTCATATATTTTACTTCTCAAGAGAGTTAAAATCATATTGTTAACATCTTTGAGATTTTGACTCATCAAAACATTCTCATCGGAGGCTGTAAGATACCCTACCTTTAATGCTTTCTTTCCCGAAGCATAAAATTTACCTTGAGAAGGTAATGGGACCACATCGTGTGGTAAATTAAAATTTTCTTGTCCGTAAACTTTTGAATTGTCCATAATAAAAAACCCCGGAGATTGGCTCCGAGGCTAAAATAAACTGAAATATAATAAAGTCAATATCAGTTACCGAAATATAATCAGAAACTTAGTAGACAAGAATACATCTATCAGGACGAAGTGTTGCTGTGATGGTTGCGAGACCATCTTCACTATATCCTAACGAATCAAAGTTAACATCAGAAAGGAAAGTACCTTGTAAAATCCACTTTTCAACCACAACACCGGTTGGATCTAAAAGTTCAAGGTCAATGTCTTTCTTGTAACCCGCAGCATAACCCATACGACCTGTGACAGATTCAGCATGAAGTCTAACCCACTCCATAAGTGCTTGTGACGCTGATGGTCCGATTGGATCTCTGAAGGTAACATTGATGGTATTCCAATTAAATCTTCCTGCAACATAGGTAGAGGTATTTAAAAATGGAATTTCAACGGGGTTGATTGTAATTTGTGGTCTTGAGGTTGACTCAACAAACCACTCATTTATACCCAAAGATGAAGGAAATCTAAGGATAAATCTATTTTTTCTTTTGGGTTCATAAGGAACCGGCATTTTCATTAGTAAGTCTGCCATATTTTCTATTTACTTTTATTCAGTTTATTTTATTTCTTTATCTAGTTAGTTCACTAGGTAGTTTATTTTAATAATAAATATTATAGTTTTTATTTTATTTCTTTTTTTTGTCCTCCATGTGTTGCAAAAACTTTTACTGGACTTTCTTCCGGATATTCTTTTTCTAGAAATCCTTTGATTTTTTCTATATTTCTAAGATCGTCATCAGAAAATCCTATTTGGGGTACAAAAAAATTCTTTACATCATTCTTGAAAAATGCTCTGTTGTTTAATTTTGCAGACATTTCTTTTACATATCCTATGAATTCTCTTAAAGCGTTAATTTTACCTTGTTCGGGGTTTTGAGCACTTCCCTCTCCATATGTCACAGGATAAAATTTACACAAGTTGAGATACTCGTCGATCATTTGGGTTTTTGAAGAGTTAGTGACTTCGCCAGTTAATTCACGATATTTTTTTAAATTTTCGTAACAAACATTTCCATTTAATCCATTATAATTCATCAATAGATAATTTTTGCAAGCTTCACGAATAGCTTTTGGTGAGTGACCCCTCGCCGTAATAATTGCAAATATAGATCCACCATTTAAACACTCTACAAAGTCGTTCCATGATGGACCGGGAGGTGCGGTGAGAGCATCAATCACAAATTGTTTATCCCCTGCAACTGAAAAATGTCTAAAAGGATCTTTTGCAAAACCTACTATAGTAAGTCCGTGATAAATAAAAGGTTCTTTCCCGATCTGTTCACGGTATTTTGCAAAATCTTCACTACCCATACCCACCTCTCTGTCATCATCTGATAAAACCAATATTTTGGTCGGCATATAGACAATATTATCGTCCCAATCAAAAGCGTAATACTTTGAATCAGGAGTCAAGTCTTCACCAAAACCTTCAGAGAGGAATTTTTCCTCCACATATTCTGATATTATTTTTCGTAGTAGTTTCATTTTTTAAAAAAGGGGGAGACCTTTTCTCCCCCTTTTATTAAATAGTTGTTTAGATATTTTCAAACGATGCACCTGTTGGTGTGATTACGAATTCGATATCAATAAATTCCAAAGATCTTGTTGGTTTGATGTAAATCTTACCTGTTAATTGGTTTCTATCAATATCTTCGGGTGAACTTGATACTGTTACTCTAAAGTCCGTAAGACCTCTGTCTCTTCTGATACCATCCAAGATAGGATTGACCGCATCCAAGAAATCTTGTCTAACTTGTTGGTCATTTTGTTCGAAGAGAAGTCTAACAGCAACTGCAGAAATCAACTTACGAGCTTGTAACAACAATCTTCTTACATTGATTCTGTCAAGAGCGGACTCACGAACTTGAAGAGTTTTGTTACCCCAAATGACTGGACCAACATCCGAGAAGGTAGCAATTGGGTTGAGTCTTCCTTGATAAAGGATGTCTCTATCTTCTTGTGTAAGTTTTCTTCTTGCTTTAACTGCATTTACCAAACCTCTTGAGTAACCTGCTGAAGCGAACCAGGGGAATGCAATATTATCTGTAAGAGCCAAGTTTCTCACAACTTCTGATGTAGGTGGAATCCAAAGATTTGTGTTGTTAACACTATCTTTCACCAAAATCCAGGGATAGTAAGTTGCGGTGTAGTTAGAATCAATATCACTATCTTCTAAATTAACAACAGCATCTGTAGGATAAATGAAGTCCTCAGGATCTGAAGTAGTCGCTACAAACATATCATAGTCAGGTGTGGTTGTGATGTAAATTGAGTCAGCTCTATCTTGTTCAACGATATCGATAGCATCTTGAACAAGTGCCAAGTTATCTACATAATCAATACCGGGTGTTACAAACACGTTGATGTTGACTGACGCTGGGTTATTAAATGTTTGGAAACCTTTAAGATATGCGTAGTAGTCGGTGTTTGCCCATTCAGTATTTTCACCATCGGTGATTTTCTTGAACGCTCCCCATCCTGAAGCGTCAGGGAATTGTGCCGTTGCCGCCGCTCCGAGAAGATATTTGGTATCTCCGAGTTGGTAAGAGTCTGCATTAGTTCTATATTCTCTGTAGATATCCCAACCATCAAATCCACCTGCCGGTAAGAGAGTGAATTTACGAGAGAATATTTTATAATATGGACTTGATGAAGATGTTGGTTCTGCTTGGAAAGTAGCAACACCACACTGATACGCTGTTTGACCCGAAGTTACATATATACTTGGAATCGTGATAGCACTTGCGTTAATATCCATGTGGAAACCTTGAGTCAAGTAAGTCCAATCAGCTGATGTTGTATCAGTTGCGATGTTATCAGGTAATTGTTTTCCTTTGTATGAGAAGAAGTCCGCATCATAACCTTGTACGTTAGATAGACCCAAGTAAGTTCTTCTAACTTTATCACCTGAACTTCTAACACTTGAAGCTCCACCACCTGCAGTTAATACGGGTGTATTAAATGGGGGTGTATAAACAAGTTGACCAGGTGTGTAGTATTGTGTTTTGTAAACCAAGAATGGAGAAATATTTGTTGAAT